GATCGCAAAGCTAAACGGTGTAGAGATTGCTCGGGGTGAAGGAGGCAGCCAAAAGGAGGCCTACAGCAAGCTTATGGCAGCTGGCCAAGCCAGCGCCCAAAACTGAGGCGGCTTTCGGCTGACTCTGCACCAGTTCCAAGCCTGCCGGGGCTAATTGCCCCGGTCTGGCGGCCCGGTTTTCCCCCTCTCTGAGCTCGTCCTCAGCCTCGTCTATCTGCTCGAGCGCCGTCGCCATCGCGTCGAACATCTCACCTCGTGTTGCTTCCATTCCGGCCTTCATGGCCATGCTAAGCGCCGATCGGGCGCGGCTGAGTTTGGCGGACGCTCTGTCCATTTTTTCCTGGCACTGCAAGTTGAATCCCTCCCTTTTGTTCCTGTCGATATTGTATTGCCATTACTGTTTATTTAAACAGTATACCTCGCCTGAGGCTGTAGTAGATTCGCCGCATAGCCAAGCATCCATTTCAAGGTTCTGACGTCCGCCCCCGGATTGGCCATCTGCTGCACCAGGCCCGGTTCGAGCTCCCGCACCAGCTTCACAACTGGCGTACCGGCTGGGAGGTCGCAAAGCGAAGCAAAGGCAAACGCGCGTTCTGCTACTTCCAAGGGATACTTTTCAACTGTGCTTACATCCCCTACCTGCAAAGTGTCACTTTCGCTCGCGCTCAGGATAGACGGGGCCGCTGCGAGCTCCTCAGGGGCTAACAGGGGTTGGTGCGTCGTTTCGTGATCGTGGGTGGTCAGGGAATGGGTATTTTTGGCTGCGCGGCGCTGTACGTAGCCCATAACGAACGCCCAATTATCCATGTTGAGCTCGAAAAGAACCTGCCCGTTCGTCTTGCGCTTCTTCGTGACCTGGCCGAGTCGCTCGAGGATCGATTTGACGACCGTCGTCGCGCAGGCTTTTGCAGTGAGGCTTGCAACGTGGCGCCCGAGCTTCAGCGCGTTGTAAAGGTCTAGCGTGTCCTGGTCGCGCTTGATCAAATCAAGTACCTGGCGGCACTGCAAGCTGCTGAACTCGCCTTCGCCTGTTTGGCGATCGAGGGTAAGGGTTTCGAAGATCTCCGCCAGCAAGGCCCGCGCAGGGGCTTTGAAGCGGTGCTGAGTTAGAACCACGCGCGCTTTGCGCTGAGCCATGTCGTAGGCCTTAGCCTGCGCCTCGTCAGCCTGCAGGAGCTCGAGCGCCACGACCTTGGCGATACCGCGATCGTCGTAAAACGAAACGTCGTCGGCGCGGATCTCGTCAACGCCGAGCTGGTGCTCAATGTGGTAGCGGTCGACCTGGGCGCTTTCCGCCTCGCTGCGGACTTCCTGACGGTTGAGCTTGAGAAATGCCTCCTCGGTTGGCGTCTCGACGCTGTCGATCAGGTCCATACGCTTGGAAAACACGAGCTCGCCTGCGAACTTGCGGTTTTCCCGCGAGCGGTCGGTAAGGTCGTCGGCGGTCTGAGCGTCGATCGCCAGGCGCTGCACCTGGTAGCCCTCGCCGTACAGCATCAGCAAAAGGTTATTGGCAAAGCTGTTACGCGCCTTGTTTTCTGAGGTGACAGCGGAAAGCCAGACCTTGTCGAAGGCGGTTTTTTTGCGAGTGAGCCGATACTCGTCGGGTGTCTCCTGGAACTGGCAGACAAGATTTTCGGCGACGAGTAGGCCGCGATAGAGTGTTTCAGGGTCGGTTTCTCGCTGGCCCGAGGTGTGGCCAATGCCGACAATGTAGTGCCGGGCTGTGCGATCGCGACGCAGCATCTGCACCGCGTCAGAAGGGCCAACGGTGTTGCCACTGAACAGGCCAAAATGGCTTTCGAAATGCGGCGTCGTCATGGACACGCCCGAGCTGATCGCTGGCGAGTAGATCAAAACGTCGTATTTGGTGGCCTCCTCGTTGGGGTTGCACAAAAACGCCTCGACGTCAGGATCTGCCTTGCTGTCGGCGTGAACCAGGAGCATGCGAACCGGGGCGATTGCGCCTTCGTTGACCTTGTCCTCGATCAGGGCTGCCATTTTCTTAGCCGACTCTGCAGAGTCATTCGCGACCAGGACGCGGCGGCCGGCGCAGATCTGGTCGATCGCCAGCTGCCAGACGGTTTCGTCGTCGCCATGGTCAACGCGGATATGGTCAGTCGTGCCGACGACGTCCAGGACGGTGATCATCTGGCCGGGCCGAGCGAGTTCGCAGAACTCGATCACGCCGTCGTTAGCGTCGGCATCGCACAGCAAAACACGCTTGGCGGCCGCGACGGCCTCGATCAGCGCATCCATTACTTTGACGCGCCCCTCGACCGGGCCGGTAGTGGTGTGGCGGATGACCTGGGACGCCTCGTCAATGCAGAGTGTCTCGAGGGTGGTAAACCAGCTGCGTTCCTCGGCGTTGTAGAACTTTGGAGCGGTCAGACTGTTGACGCAGCAAGCCAGGTGCGAAACCCAAGGCATTTGGCGGGCGTAAACCTGTTGATAATGCTCGACGTTGAGGCGTGCGGCCGCGTCGTCCAGGAGCGAGATCCGATGCGCGATATAGGCCGCTTTGGTCGAGGCTTTCATCAGCGGTGCGATCAGCTTCTCGGTTTTGCCCGAGCCCATCGGCGCCCGAACGATGACGATCCCCTCGAGACTTTCGACCAGGTCGGCCATGTGGGCCGGCAGTTCGATACCGCCGTGCTCAGCGCGAACACCTTCGATTTTCATGTAATCAACGTTTGGTTTGGCCAGCGCCGAAACCGAAAAGCCCCTCAGCTGCTGGGCTGCGTTGACCTTTTGCCGGGCAATCCAGCGGGCCAGGCTGCGAGCCTTGGCGCGAACGGCGTCGGGGGTGGCCGGGTGCATTTGCTCGATCACGCGGCTGACAACCTCGTCGACGCTGTATTTGATCGGCACCAGGAGCAACCCTGCGTTGACGGCCATTTTTGCCGCCTTCTCGATTTTGGTTTTGCTGCCGCTGTGGGAAACGCGCTGCAGGCAGTAGGTAAACCAGTCCTTTTCGGCGCGGAACATGCTGTCGCGGGCGTGCAATGCTTTGGCGGTCGACTTCAAGCCGTAGCGGCAGTGGTAGTCGTTCCAGTCGGTCGGACCCTTGCCGGTGGCTCGAGCCTCGGCCACTTCGGCCAAGCTCATAGATTCGAAGGTCGGCACGGTGGCTACGTGTTGCAAGTCGCGGTGAATCTCGAGCGCGGCGAGCAGGCCTGCGTTGCCGGCGTCTTTCCATTGGTCATTATCCGCGGCATTCAGAAAGCGCCAGCCTGGATAGAACTTGTCATAGATGCGCAGCACCTTGACCAGGTTGTCGACGTTGAACGCGACGACTACCGCGACATTGCGCCCGGCCTCGATCTCGGCCAGGTAGACGCTGGCGCCAGTGGCAAACCCTTCGACGGCGATCCGCACCTCGGCGGTTTCGATATCGCCGAAAATGCAGTGCGCGCCGTCCATCTTGACGCCTGTGCCCTGCAGCTTTTTGTCGTCGTACAGGCGCTGCAGGCCAAGAAATTGGCCGTGGATATTGAACAAAGGAACGCCAGTGAAAACACCGTGACAGTCACGCATGCGTTTCATTTTGAAGCGTGACGCGATCGCGCCGATCTGCTTTTTCTGCAGATAAGGGGCGCTGCCGTCCTCAGCTCCGAGGACTTCGACGAAGCCGCGAGCTATGAAAGTGTCGCCGCCCTTTTTCTTGCCTTCGTATTCGAATTCGCCGCGCTCGTCGGTCAGCCAGGCGTGCTCGTAGGCCGAAAATTCGCCTTGGGTACGCGCCTCGCGAGCCCGCTCGATGGCCTCCTCGGCTTCTTGACGGGCGGCCCGCTCGAGGCGTTTGGCTTCCTGCTTCGCCAACCGTTCGCGATCGCGTTCGCTGGATTCAACGCCACGCTCGTTTTTGTACAGGTCGAGCAGGGCCTCTAAGCCAGACCAGGTCGAGGCGCCGGTAACGTTGTTACTGAATGTCAGAAAGGGGTATTCGAGCTTGGCCATGGCTGGCCGGGTATCGGTGCCGGGTTTTGCGGCCAGTTCCTTGAGCTCGCCCCATACCATCAGCTTGCCGGTGTAGCGGGCATCTGTGGCGACAATTTTCGCCTTTGAGTAGGTTTTGAGTCGCTTGCCATTAAGGCGGACTTGATCGCTGACCGACGACCATTTGACCGATGCGTCAGCCGCTGCAGCAGAGATATCAGCTTCGAAATGGTCAATAAGGCTGTACGGGTCAGCGTTGAAACGCTCAGCGTAGAAGGCCCCTAGACCGGTGCTCTTTTGTACGTTTGTCATTTTGTCCCTTTGGTCAAAAGTACAAAGGTGAAAAAGTACAAACGATTGACGTCCGTTTACACGGGTCTAAACTGAGCACTGAACCGGAAAAGTTCGAGTGTCACGTCGTGTTACCTGCCCGCTAAAACAGATAACCGATTGCTCAGTAAACACCGCAAGGTGTGCGTCTATCGCGAAGGCCGGGGGTGCTAAAGCCCCCGGCCTTTGTCCTTTCTGAACCTTTGAAAAAAAATAGCTCGTTAGCGGGTAGCCCCGCTACTTTACGTCGTCCTCTCTATATTTAGAAGACTGACGCGCTCTTTTTATAGAACCCCTCCTTTGTCGATCGCCGCGCATAGCCCGACGACGACGCCTATTACCTCGAATGTATCACCCACCTGTTGCATGGGAAACTGTGGATTCAGGGCGCGCAGGTAGTACGCCGAGCCGTCCAACGTCAATTTCTTGAATACAGGTGAAGCCGGGTCGCCAAGGTGCCCGACTACAAAGTCATTCGCCCCGCCCTTTCGGCCAGGGTCCACAAAGATGGTATAGCCCGGCGTAAAGCTGATGCCGCTCGGTGCTTGCATCGATTCATCACGCACGGTCATAGCAAAGATTTTGCCTGGTGGCGTCTCTGGTGGCATCACCCATACCGTACCGGCCGGAAGCCGTCTAGGATCAGGGTTTCGAGCCCATTCAGTTGCAATATTCCACGGAATAACAGGCACGCGCTGAGCGTGTTCGCTGGGCGCGCTGAATCCGACAGGGTCGGCCGCTTCTCTCAGCAAAACATCGATCGTCGTTCCGAGCCCTTTTGCGAGTGCGTCGGCGACGTAAACGCTAGGCGCTACGTCCTTCGTTTCTATGGTCGCCAGGTGCCCGGTCGACATCTCGATATGCGAGGCGTCGATCAGGCGTTGTAGCGACCAATTAAGGGCTTGCCGCCGCATCCGTATTGCGGTGCCGATTGTGTAGTCGCGTTGCATGGTTCCCTCTCCTTTTCCCTTAATTATTGTCCCTTCTAGATGCGCAGCGGCACCACTCGTTATATAGGAATTTAGTTGCATTTTTGCTCGATATATAGAGAATGTAGGCATAGCGACATGCGACCAACATTTCAGGGAATAGTGCTATGACTACGCGGACGGAAAGGGATGTGATTGTCGATCAGACTAGCCGATGGTTCGCCCATTCGGATTGGTCGATTGAGCGTTTCGCCAGCGAGCGCCTCGCAGTCGCTCTCTCTGCTGCAGGACTGATCGAGACGCTCGAGGAGCCTGCAGACGTCGAGACGTATCAGAAAACCCGTAAAGCCTGGTCGCAGCGCGTTTCCCGAATTTTCCACGCTACGCAACCTTTCCCGCTCGAATGGAAATGGGCCTGGCTTTCTTGTCTACCTGAGGACTATCAGCGCGCCGCTCGTTCTGAGCTCCTGGCTATGGCTGGTTGCTTTGACGTGCGTATCCCCGAGCTTATCGGCCTGGTGGGTGTTCCCGCGGCTAAGGCGCAGCTCGGGCAAGTGACTCAGGCAATCGGTGAGTTCTTGGCTGCCAGCGTCCCGGCGCATGATGGCGTGTACGACCATACCGACGACCCTGCTGACGTGGATCGGATGCTTATCGAAGGCACCGAGGCCATTTCTGCAATGTTTAATGAGCTGGTGGCACTCGCTACCGGCACCGGCCGCCCGCTGCCGCTGATGATGCTGACCAACCTGAAAGGCGAGCCGCTATGAGCGCCGCCGCCCTTCGCCTGGTCAGCTCGATAGCCGAGTCTGACGTCATTCCGACCGATAAAGAGGTGCTGGCCGAGCGTTTCACCGCTGCACCTGGTGAAACAACGGTCGACAAGGTCAGGCGTCAGAACCGGGAGCGTCAGCGTAATAAGCGTTTGCGCGAGGCTCAGGCCAAGCTGAAAGCCGAAGCGTTCCACCTGCCTGCAATGACCCTCTACGGCGGCACCGTGCAGGCCCTGATCGACGTCTGCCAGGCTGGCGGATTCGAGGAGCCGGCCGAGGCGCTGACCCTGCTCGCGCATGGTTCGTCGACCCTGTCCAAAAAAGACCCTGAGGCCTTCGCTGCATTGTTCGCGCCGGTCCTCGCTGCTCTGGCGATCGCTGGGGCGGATCTGGCAAAGCGTGACAGTCACGCTTTCGCGCAGTTGATTGCGCCGCCGTCACGCAAAGGGGCGGACGAATGAAGTCGGTTCGCTTGTTCCGTGTTGCGGGTGGTCAGTCTGTCCTGGTGCTCGAGCTGCCTCGCCGCCGTGGGCTGTCAGAGGCTCGCGTAGTGGTCAGGGCTGCGTCGCGTAGCCAGGTGCATAACCTCCATTTCAACGAGTCGGCCGCCTGCGCTGACTTTGTGCAGTCGTTCGATCAGCGGAACGCCGGCTACGCCGTGGCCAGTCTGCTCAGTCAGAAAGGTGGTGCCCGTGTTCAATGACGTATCCAGCGGCCTCGAGCTGCGCCAAGACGACGCCGTCGCTCGGGCTTTGATGGCTGAGGAGTGTCTGCAGGCTGGTTTGGTTCTGCAGCGCCTTTGCCTGGCCTGCGGCTACCCGATCGACGCCGGCCGGCTGACCAGGCTGCCGCGTGCGACCCGCTGCTCGCTCTGCGTTGACTACATCACTCTGGCGCGGAGACGTTGAGCATGACGGCCCGCCCTAATTTCTCGCTTGAGATCCGCCACACGCTACCGCCTATGGAGTCCGTCGAAAGCTGGGCTCTGCAGCACCTCGAGATTCTCCCGGTAGCCCCTGCGCGAGTACAGATTCGCCGTGGTCGATCAGGGTCTGCGCCGATCGCGCAGGACTTGGTCTGGCTGCGCGAATGGCTACTGTTCGCTTACCTGGCGCCGACTGATTACCGCGAGACGGATCGCCCGGCCGAGCCTGACGGTGTCGGTGTGATCGAGACGGCTCGCCTGCGCGACGCGTTTCCGCGCCATCGCGCCAACGATCTGGCCGAGTGCCCGCTCGAGGGTGACGACGAAGCAAAGCGGCTGCCATTCGACTACGTGGCCAGCCTGGCCAGGGATACCACGCGAGTGACCTGCAGCGAGACGCGAAAGAAGAAAAAAAGCGCGATCCCGCTCGGGCCTACGGCGTTTGAAGACGCGCACCTGGTGCGAACTGTTGCCACGCTCGAAACCGAGCAAAGCCGCTGGATTCGTTACGCCTACGCCGATTCGCTGGTGTGGGACGACGAGGCGGGCTGCGTGGTGACGCTGTGGGCTCGTGTGGCGCCCCAGCTCGGAAAGATGCAGGGAAAGACCCTGCAGCGCGCCAAGGGCCTCGCCCACTTGGCTGTGCAGCATCACAAGCATTTGAAGAACGCCGGGAAATGCCGTTACGACGGCCCGCACCTGGCGCTGCTCCTGGGCGTCAGCGACGTGAACTATCGCCAGCACTGGCGCGCCCGTTGGGACGCTATGCAAAGCGTGCTGGACGAGCTCGACACGGGGGCGCTCAAGGCGCTCTGGAAGAAAATTTAATCAAAAGAAGGGGTGTCTCATGCTTGGATTCTGGAAGCGCCGCCGCCTGGCTCGAGAGGCTGCGGCCGAGGCTAGTCGTAAAAAACTGCTCGAAAGAATGGCTGTTGCTGATCGTCACGAGCGAATTGCCGCTCGTCAGTCGGGCCTGGCTCCATCGAGCAGCTCGCCCTCGGCTGGCTTGGGTCTGCACGATCCGTTGCACTCTCTCAGCCCGTTGAACCCGCTTTCGCCTTTGGGCGTTTACAGCCAGGTCGACGCCTACGCCGCGCCGCGCTCTGAGCCGGAGCCGGTGCGTAGCCATTGCTCGCCGAGCGTTTCGGATGACTCCTGGAGTCGCTCGAGCTCGAGCGGCTCAGACTACAGTTGCAGCGGCTCGAGCTATGACTCGGGCAGTTCCAGCGGCTACGACTCGAGCAGCAGCTCGAGCAGCTCTGACTCGAGCTACTGACGATGACCGCCTCTGCTTGCTTGCACTGTGGCGCCGCACCTGAGCGCCGTCACCAGACTGGCTCTGGTCTCTTTTTGTGGGTCTGCACTGTCTGCAGTAACCGGGGCGAGGTGAGTCCGAAAGAGACTCGGGCGCTGGCCAGTTGGAACCTGGTTAACGACCCTGAGCTGCCGGTGCATACTTGCAAGGGGAAAGGGGTCGCTCGGTTCTTTATCCGGTCCGCTTGCTGGGGCTCTCGTTGCCCTTGCTGCGACTTTGTCGACGAAGGTTACGCCACGATCGAGGGCGCTCGAGCCGGTTGGGCTCGCGCTGTGAGGTGATAATGAAAAAGCTGCTGATTACCGGCTGTAACGATCGCAATATGTGGTACTCGGGTTTAGTGGGTAAGCAAGTGCCGTTTCTGAAAGAGGAGTCGGACGTTTATAGAAGTCTCGAACCGGCCGGGTTTGTGAACTTTGTGCGCAAGGCCGATGCTCAGATCGTCGAGGATGGCCTGCAGCCGGTCGGTCTGATGAATTGGGCGGAAGGCCAAAAGGCCATTGGTACAAAAGCCCCGGCGAGTTCGCTTGGTGGCGTGTCGGTGCATGCCGAGATGAATTTCCTCGGCTTTCCGGTGGTTGTAGATCCGACTATGCCGCCCGGTCAAATTCGGCTGGCTGTGCGCCAAATGGACAAAGGTACAAAGGGCCAATAGTGAAAAGGTGAAAAAGTCCCTTGCAAAAGTAACGCAAAAAAGGGTACTTTATCCATTCTGCGATACATACGACAAAAGCCCGCCATCTGAGCGGGCTTTTGCGTTTCTGACGTTCGCAAATCATGAGGGGTGCAACCCCTTGGCAGGCCTAGGCCTGCACATCCAAACCCCGCCACTGAGCGGGGTTTCCTATTTCAGGACGCCGCTTGTGGAAGACGAAAAGCTCTCGCTGCTCAGCCTGGTCAAGGTTGAGGGGGCGAAGGTCGCGCCAATGGGCGGCGGCCTACTGATTTACGGCCTGACCTATCAGGAATGGACGATTCGCCTTATGGCGGCTTATGCGCTGTTCCTGGTGCTCGACGGCGTTGGTCGTCGCTGGGTTTATCCGCTCGTTAAATTTGCCTGGGCTCGCCTTCGAAAGCGCGACCAGGTGCCGGCAGATCCAGGGGGCCAGAAATGACCCTCCTGCAGCGCATTGTCGCTGCTGTAACGCTGTCACTCGCTGCTGCCGGGTTCACGGTCAATCAGACCGGCCTGCCGGCGTCGGTTGAGCGCGCTGCGATCTTTGCTGGCCTCCTTGTGCTCACGCCGGAAATGGAAGGGACGCGATTCAAGGCGTACCCGGACACTGGCGGTGTCTGGACGATCTGCACCGGCCACACGGCCGGAGTAAGGCGCGGCGACCTGGCCACTGAGCCCGAGTGCGCCGCGTACCTGCAGAGCGACCTCGGCGAGTCTGTCGATTTCGTCCAGGAGCGCGCCGGTCCGGTCGGGCTGTTCTGCAAAATCGCTATTGCCGACATGCACTACAACGTCGGGCACGGGGCGGTGGCCAAGTCCACGCTTTTGCGTCGTGCCAATGCCGGCGACCAGGTAGGGGCAGCCGAGCAGTTCGGCCGCTGGGTGTACGTGGGCGGTAAAGACTGCCGCGTCGCGGCGAATGACTGCGGCGGCATCGTTGTACGCCGCTCTATACAGCGTGAACTTTGCAGGGTGGGTCTATGAGTCGTCTCTATGGTTTGGCCGGTTTGGCACTGATCGGCGCCCTGCTGTTCGGCCTCGGCTGGATGGCGCGCGGCGATCACGAGCAAGACAAGGCAGATCAAGCGCTGCGCGACCAGCTGAGCAAGGCTTTCGAACAGGGCCAGGCGCTGGGAACGGTGCGCGATAACGTCGTCACTGAATACGTCGACCGCATCCAGATAATCAAGGAGCGCGGCGCAACCATCATTAAAGAGGTTCCGGTTTATGTCTCTGCTCAGGCTGACGCCGCTTGCACTGTTAACGCTGGTTTTGTGCGGGTGCATGACGCGGCCGCCAGATCTCTGCCAGCCCCTGATCCTGCCGGCGACGCTGATGCAGCCGCCTCAGGAGTTGCGCTCTCTACCGTCGCCGCAACAACCGCCGAAAACTACACCAGGTGCAACGTCAACGCCGAGCGCCTGACGAAGTTGCAGAGCCTGCTGCAGCAATACCAGGCAGTCGCGGCAAATGGTGGCCAGGCGCCGCCGTAAGAGCCAGCCCTTGAAATGCCGCGCTTGCCCGTTATAACGACCTGGGCAGCTACTACCCCACTCCTCTGGAAAGGCTTCTATGAGCAATGACCAATCGATCGAGCGCCGCATTACGGCCCTCGGCTTGACTGCCCCCCGTATCACCTACGCGCAGATCGAGGCGCTTGTTAAGGGCCTGAGTTATCACACTTACGTTGTTCCTGGCACGACGACTACGGTCGCGGCTGCCATCGACGCGACAGGCTTTGTCGTGGCATTGGGCACTTCGGCTTGTGTAAGTCCTGAGAACTTTAATGAGGTGCTCGGGCGTGATGCGGCCATATCCAAGGCCAAGACATTGGCGACCGATGAGCTCTGGAAGCTCGAAGGTTATCGACTCAAGCAGAACCTGCATCAAGCATCAAAGGTTGGCTTGATTGGTGGGCTTGAGGTCTACGCGCAGGAAGGGCTGCAAGACGATCTGTTGTTCGTCGGTGATCTTGCGACTGGCTACTGCGTTGCATCGATCAACGCGAGCCAGTCTGAAAAGAGCGACCAAGGCGCACCATGATGGTGCGCCAAGGCTTTTGGGTCCTCCCCCGCCCCCTCCCCCTTCACGGGTGACTAACTCGCGGCCTTCGCGCGTGTCGCTTCCCGCGTGTCGGGTCCGTACTTCCGAACCTGAGGCCTCCCGCCCTGCATCGCCAGCCTGACCGCTCGGCCAGGTGCGACGGGGCCTCAACCTAATTTCCAGAAAGCCCAAAGGACAAAGGTCGGAAAGGACCTTTGTACCTTTGTACTTTTAGACTTTTTCTCTTTTGGTCCTTTCTCCCATGGGCAAGATCATCAGCAAAAAGGACTTGGCCGACCTGATCGGAAAGTCTGATCGCTGGATCTCGAAGCTGATCGACGAAGGCCTGCCAACTGTCGGCGGCGGTGGTCGAGGGGTCGCCGTCCAGATCGACAGCCAGGCCGCTATCGAGTGGCTGATCCTGCGCGAAGTGCGCCGGGAAATGGGCGACGAAGGCGAGGACGAGGAGGGGGTTAGCTCTGCGTCAACCGAGGATCGACTGCTAAAACGCGCCAGGCGCGAAAAGCTGCAGCTCGAAATTGACCAGGTGCGCGGCCGACTGATTCCGAACGAGACGTTCGTCAACCTCAACACCAGCATCGCGGCAGTGTATGCAACGCAACTCGATGCGCTGCCAAGCCGGTGTGCTGCCGATCTGGCGCTTATCGATGACCCTGCCCTTATCCGAGCTCGACTATTTGAAGAAACGAGGCGTATCCGTGGGGATACAGCCGACCGTCTCGAACATAAATCACGTGAGCTCGCTGCGGACGTTGGTCGCCTCGATTCATTACGTCTCGAATCTGGTGCAGGCGCCGCCGCCGAGGAGATCTGACGAATGGGCGCGCGACAAGCGCGTCATGCCGCCAAGTTCGCCCCGGCCGGGGAAATTTAACCCTGACGTAAATCCGTATATGCGCCCCGTTTCGTGGGCTTTCGCTCAGCCGTGTTTTGACCGGGTGACGTTTATCACGGCAACGCAGATGGGCAAGTCGGTCACGATGGAAAACGTTATCGGCCACCGGCTGGACGAAGATCCGACGCCGATCATGTACATCGCGCCGACCGCGCCGCTGCTCAAAGATGCCGTAGTGCCGAAGTTCGACGACATGTTCGCCGAGTGTGAGTCGCTCATGGCAAAGATGGACGTTAAGAAATCGACGACGTTCGTGAAGTGGTTTGCGGGGGTAAAGCTGCGTTTTGTTTGGGCCGGTTCGCCTTCTGGTTTGTCGGCCGACTCGGCCGGCCTGATCCTGGTCGACGAGGTCGATCGAATCGTCAACACGGGCGAGGGTTCGACGGTGAGCCTGGTCGAGCGTCGAGGGGATGCCTACGACGGCTCGAAAATTGGTTACACGGCCACGCCAACGCACGGCCGAGTGACAAAGCGCCGGCACGAAAAGTCAGGCCTCGAGCATTGGGCGGTTGCCTCGGTTAAATCGCTCGGCTCGGCGGTCTGGAAGCTCTGGCAGTCAGGCACGCGCCACGAATGGGCGGTTCCGTGTCCTGAGTGCGGCGAATACTTTATTCCCTGGTCGGGTCTGCTCTGGTGGCCAGGCAAAGGCGCGGAGAACGAATGTACTCCTGACGAGGCGCAGCGTGGTGCTCGCCTGACTTGTGGCGCCAGTGGTTGCCAGATCGAAAGCAAATGGCGCCCGTGGATGAACGAGCGCGGCCGCGCTGTTGCACCTGGTCAATCGATCAGCCGCGACGGTGAGGTGACAGGCGTTGCGGATACTGCAGGCTCTACCCATTTCACCTACGCCGCATCGGGTCTGTGCTCTTTCTCCTCGAAAAAGACATATGGCGCGCTGGCCAAGGATCTATTGGCGGCGCAGCTGTCAGGCGACCCGGCCGAACTTTTGGCCGTTTACAACACCGGGTTTGGCGAGTGCTACGCGCAGTCCGGTGACGTGCCGACGTGGGATCAGGTCAGGGCTATGTGCTGGGGTTACAAGGCGGGCGAGCTGCTGCTCGAGCCGCTGAAAATCTATTGCACGGTGGACGTTCAAAAGCGCCGCCTTGTTTACGTCGTGCGCGCCTGGTTCGCCGGCATGGGATCGATGCTCCTGGAGCATGGCGAGCTGTGGGGTGATACCGACCAGGACGGCGTATGGGATCAGCTCGGCGATCTGATCGACACGGAATACGACGGTTATCCCATCAATATGACCGGGATCGACATCGGTTATCGCGATGACCAGGTCTATCGCTTCATCAACGACGGCAACAAAAATCGGGTCATTGCCCTGCGCGGCCGTGACCGTCTCGACAAGCCGTTTCGGAAAGAAATCGTAGAGGTCGACGCCAAGGGTAAGACGCGCAAGCGAGGCGACGCGCGATGGGCCTTCGATTCCCCATTCGCCAAGCGCTGGGTACACGGGCGTTTCAATCGCGAGGACACCCGCACGGGATGGTGGCTGCTGCATCAGCAAGTAACTGAGGGCTACTGCAAAGAGGTCGTCGGTGAGGAGTGGCGCGAGGCTCTGGGGGCTTTCGTCCAGGTTGGTGAAAACCACGCCCTCGACTGCGAGGCGATGCAATACATCATGGCCCTGCGCGACAAGCTGCAGCGTCGCAAGTTGGGCGCTTTGACCCGCGTGCAGTTGTTCGACGCGGTAAAGGCGGGGCCGCTGCAGGATGTCGATGCAGAGGATCTGCAGGAGGTTGAGCCGGTCAAGGTTCCGCCCCCGGCAGCGCCTTCGCCTTCGCCACCGCCAGCTGCAGAGCCGGCCAAGCCGACCAGGCAGCGCAAGGTCGATGCCCCATCGGCCAAGGCTCGCAGTCGATTCAAAATCATTAAAAAGCCGAGCAGGTAGCGCCTCGGCGCCGTCTGCCGGCGCCGAGTGAATCCAATGGAACCGACAAAAATTCATGCCGGCGACTCTGCCGCCTGGTCGCGTGACGTGCCCGATCGCCCGGCAACTGCCGGCTGGGGGCTGCGCTACGTGTTCAGCGGCCCGAGTCGTCAAATCGTCGAGGCGCTGCAGGCAACGCCGTACCAGGTCGAAGTCAGCGCCGAGATCACGGCGGGCTGGGCGCCTGGTCTTTATCGCTGGGTTGCTCTGGCCTTTCGGGGCGATCAGCGCCTGACGGTGGCCAGCGGCACCCTGGACGTGATGGCCAACCTCGAGACGGCCGACCCAACCGACGCGCGCACCCATGCGCAAAAAATGCTCGCCCTGGTCGAGGCGGCGCTCGAAAAGCGCATCCCGAAAGATCAGCAGAGCTACGAAATCGACGGGCAGCGCCTCGACCGGATTCCGATCGAAAGGCTCAACGCCCTGCGCTTGCAGTATCGCCGCGAGCTGCAGCGCGAGAAAAACACCAGCTGGCCAACCGGTCGGCCGGTCTATTACCGGTTGAGGTAGCCAATGAATCCTTTTAAAGCCTTCTCCCGGTGGCGAGGCGGCGGCAAGCGCGCGCCTGACCCTGCAGCGTCTGCAGGTCGGGTAGAGCCGACTATGCGACGCAGCTTCAAGATGGCGGGCGGCGGGCGTCTGACGGCGTCCTGGTCGGATCGACAGAGCGCGGCCGACGCTAACCAGGCGATTTTTCGAGATCACGAAACGCTGCGCCAACGCGCTCGCGAGCAGTCGATCAACACGTCGTACCTCAAGCGCTTTTATCGGTTGCTGAGGCAGAACGTAATCGGGCCTTACGGCATTCGCCTGCAGTCAAAAGCGGTGCTGCCAGATGGCAAATCCGATCGGGCGACGCGTCGTTTGATCGAGAAGGAATTCGCGCAGTTCGGCGAAATGGGCAACTTCGACGTGACCGGTAAGCTCGACTTTGTCACGTTCCTGTGGCTCTGGATCGAGACGCTGGCCCGTGATGGTGAAGTGCTGGTGCGCCTGGTGCGCAACTGGCCGAACCGCTGGGGGTTTGCGGTGCAGATCCTCGAGGCCGATCGGCTGGATCTGCATCTAAACACGCTCCTGGACAACGGTAATCGAATCCGGATGGGGGTCGAGCTCGATTCGTGGGAGCGGCCTATCGCTTACTGGATGCTCAACGATCATCCGGGCGACGTGATTCGCAGTGCGGAGGAGCGTTACACGCGCATTCTGGCCAGCGAGTTGATCCATACCTTCGACCCGTGGCGGCCGCACCAGTCACGGGGCTTTACCTGGACGCACGCGGCGGCGGTGGATATTCATCACCTGGGCGAGTTTCGTAGCTCGACGATGGTAAAGGCTGAGCACGCGTCGAAGATCACCGGCTTTTTCAAGCAGGACGCCGAATGGCTCGACCCGCCAGATGAAGGCAAGGACGCCCCGGTATTCGAGGAAGTCGAGGCCGGTACCGCCAAGGTCATGGCCTACGGCCTGGACTACGTGCCTGCGCAGAACAGCATCCCGGCAAGCGACTACGCGCCGTTTGTGAAAGACACCCTGCGCGGCAGTGCTGCGGGCCTTGGGCCGAGCTACAACCGCTTGGCCAACGACCTCGAGGGCGTGAACTACTCGTCGCTGCGCTCAGGTGAAATCGACGAGCGCGATTTTTACAAGTGCGTTCAGGAATTCACGATTAGCTCCCTGCTAAAGCGCCTCGGTGTCGAGTGGTTCAACAGCTCATTTCTAAGCGGCGCGATCAAGATCTCGCCGCGTGACCTGGTGCGCGTTTCCGAGATGACCTGGCAGCCACGCGGCTGGGACTGGGTCGATCCGCTGAAAGACTCCAAGGCGGCCCGCGAAAGCGTTGCCGGCCGGATCAAGTCCCGATCTCACTACATCCGCCTAAACGGCGATGACCCCGACGAAGTTTTCGAAGAACTGGCAGCCGAGGAGGAGCACCTGCGCGAGCTTGGGCTGCTCGAAGACGAGCCGCAAACCCCTGATAAGGAGTCGCCGAATGACCGGCACGACGACAGTGACGACTAGCGGCGCGCCGCTGCCGGTCTTGCGAGAAATTCCAGGCGGGAAGCTTAAACGCGACCTGTCTTTCGTTTCCGGAACGATCGACCTGGAGGCCCGAACGGTTGTCTTTTCGGCATCCAGTGAATACCCCGTAGCGCGCTGGTTTGGCATGGAAGTGCTCGACCACGCCGAGGGCTCGGTCGACCTAACCAGGATGCGCAACGGCGCGCCGTACCTGCTGCAGCACAACGCCTGGTCGGGTCAGATCGGCGTCGTGCTCGAGGCCTGGCTCGAAGATCGCCGCCTGCACGTAAGGGTGAAACTTTCCCGCAACGAGCAGGCCGAGGCGATCTGGCAGGACTTGATCGACGGCATTCGGCAAAACGTTTCGATCGGATACATCCCGCTCGAAATGGTCCTCGAACGAACCGAGGGTAATCAGGAATTTTACCGCGTCACCCGCTGGGAGCCTTTCGAGGTTTCGAGCGTTTCCGTGCCTGCAGACCCGACCGTCGGGCTGGGCCGTTCCCACGAAGCAACCACGAACACCATTATTGTTAGAGGTAACACCATGACTGGCATCAACACCCCGGCGGTCGATCCAACTACTGTCGAAACCCGCACTCAGCCGACATCGGTTGCTTTCGGAGCTGAGGCGCTCGCCGCTGAGCGTCAGCGTAACGCAGACATTTTCGCCATCGGTCAGCGCTTCAATCAGCCGGAACTGGCGCAAGAAGCTGTGAGCAAAGGCTACAGTCCGGATCAGCTGCGCGGCTTGATTCTGGAGCGTGGCGCCTCGGCGCCGTTGAATCCCCTGAATCCGCAAAAAGATGCCCGCGAGCTGCCGGGGTTTATGACGGACGTGTCGTCGCGTGCGATTGGCCTGACCGAAAAAGAGGTCGGGCAATATTCGCTGATGCGTGCAATCAATGCTGCAGCGGACAACGATTGGAGCAAGGCAGGCTTTGAGCGTCAGGTTAGCCTGGCTCTGGCGGATGCCACCAAGAAAGAAGCTCGCGGCTTCTATGTGCCGCATGATCTGCTGGTTCGCGGCATGTCCAAGGGCGAGGCCGGCAAGGGCGGCGCGCTGGTGGCTAACGAGCTGCGCCTCGACGAGTTTGTCGACATTCTGCGCAATAAAACCGTGCTGGCGAAGATGGGCATGCGGATGCTCGGCGGCCTGGTTGGCGATCTCGATCTGCCGAAGAAAATCAGCGGCAGTAACTTTACGTGGCTCGGCGAGGGTCAAGACGCCAGCCTGAGCGACTTCGATCTGACCACTCTGCCAATGTCGCCGAAGACGATCGCGGGTGGCATTCCGGTTACTCGTAAATTGCGCAAGCAGGCGTCGCGCTCGGTCGAGTCGCTGATTATCGATGACCTGGTGGAAGGTCTCGGCGTTGCAATCGACCTGGGTGGCCTGCGCGGCACTGGCCTCGGCAACCAACTGCTGGGTCTGCTCAATCAGGGCCTTCCTCTCGTCGAGTTCGATGGCCCGGGCCTGACCTACGGTAAGGCCGTGGACATGCGTACAAAGGTCGCCAGCTTCAACGCCGCGACCGGCGCCCTGGGCTATTTGACCAGCGTTACTCAGGCGGGTCTGGCTCAGCAAACCGAGCGATTCGCCAATACCGGTCGCACTATTTGGGAAGACGGGAAGGTCAACGGCTACCGCGCCGAGGACACGAACCAAATGCCTGACGATCAATGGCTGTTTGGCGACTTCTCTCAAATGGTTATGGGCCTGTGGGGTGTGCTCGATCTCAAGATCGACACTTCGACCCTCGCGGCCAGTGATGGCCTGGTGATTCGTGTGTTCCAGGACGTTGACGCCACTGTGCGCGGCAAATCGTCGTTCTGCCTGGGCAAGAAAAAGGTAGTGGCTGGTTAATCGAACCTGAAATAGCGGGCAGGTGCTGGGGGCTTCGGCCCCCTTTTTTATTCCTATACGGTGAACCCATGAATCAGATTCAACAGGCTTTAACGTACATCGTCGTCTTGCTGACCGACATGATGCTGCAGGGTGATGCAGTTCACGAGGGAACCATGCTCGAGGTGGAAAAGGCGGTGCGTGATGACTGGCGCGGCTCGCGCTTGGCGCGTGATGCTACCGATCAAGAGGTCGAGCAGTACCGACTCGAGCAGGGCACGGTCGAACTGATCTCGGATGATATTGACGAGCTCGCCCGGCAGCGCGGCGACCTCGAGGACGAAATCGCCGTCCTCGAGCAGAGCAAGGGCCAATTGTCCGGCGAGCTGGAGCAACTGACCGGAAAGCACGAAACGTTGACGGCGGAGGTCGCCGCGCTGGAAGCGAAGGCCAAGGCAGCGAAGGCCGGCGCCAAGTGATAGGCGCCGACGATTTCGCGACGTTTTTCGACCCTGACGAGTTCGGCTGCACGGTGCAACTGATCGAGCCAGGTCAGGCGCCCCGCGATGTCGACGGCATGTTCGGCAAGCCGGAGGCATCGGGCGGCGTTTACCGTGCCGGCGTCGATCCAGGCGCTGCGCAGATCCGCGCAACGCCGAATCAGCGTCACCTGCAGCTGCCTCGCGGCGAGGTGCCGGAGAACTGGCAGGCGACGAAGGTCGTTGCCGATGGCGCGACCTATTCAATCGCTGATGTAGCGCCGCTGGGTCGCCTGCGTAGCTTGCTGACGCTGACCCCTTACGGCGACCGCGCTGCAGTTCCTGGAGAGCGTGGGAAATGGCAGGTTTCGAGGTAAATTTTGCCGTCGACGGCTGGGGGCATGCCGAAATGGAGATCGGGAAGGCGGCCAAAAAGTTGGACTTGGCCGCCGCTCGAGCGCTTCGCAAGACAGCGCAATGGCTACGCACGCACAGCTCCCGCGAGATCGCGAAAGAGCTGCGTATTTCGCAGAGCCCGATCCGCCACCGGTTCGACATTTTCAGCCAGGCAACGAGCCGCGAGGTCAAATTGTGGGTCGGCCTGCGGCCGTTGAGCGTGCATTACCTGGGCACGCCAAAGCAGACCGCGACCGGCGTCTCGGTTGGCCATCGCGAGTATGAAGACGCGTTTATCTCGCCCATGAAAACCAAACACCAGTTGGTCTGGCGCCGAAAAGGTCGCGAGCGGTTGCCGCTCGAGAAGGTGACAGAGGACTGGGCCAGCGAGGGCGTTACGGCGCTCGAGCGCTGGGAAAAGCGGGCAGAACAACGGTTTGTAGAACTATTCGAACAAGAGGCGCGCCATGTCTTCACCACAGCTTAATAACGTCTCCGATCTGTTTTTCGCGATCGGCGACGCGATCCACGCTGCGGGCTTTGGCGTGGCTGTCGGCAATTACGACGAATTCGACGGCCTTGTCGGTGACGCCGAGGTGCTGATCGAGATCGAGCGCACGGCACCAGGTATCAAGCAGAACGATGGCCGGCACGTCCATAACGTCACGGTGACGTTGCACGCGGTCGTCGCCAGGTGGCGCAAGTTTCCCGCGCTCGAGGCGATGAACCTGGCCACCTCGCTGGCTCGCCTGGCGGATTCGAATCGCTGGAAACTTCCCGGCCGGCAATGCAACTTGCCGGACAATATTCACTGTGGCCCCTCGATCTTTCAGAAGGGTCGCGACGGTTACGAGGCCTGGGGCTGTACGTTTACGCAGGGCCTGGCCATCGGTCCAGACCGGACGCCAGAAGACCCGGTAATCGGTTCGCTGCCGTCGGTAGCCTGGCGCGTGGCCGACGATCCCGACGAGCTCGGCGTAACGGACCCATCGGAACATAAACCGCTTGAGGTGTAGCCATGTTCGCGGCAGCTATCAATCAGCAGCTGGGGCCGCTGATCGAGCGCCTGGCCGAGATCGAAACCGAGATCGAGGATCTGCGTCGACGTGCGGAGAACCATAACCGGATTGGCACCGTCGTCGAGGTTGATCCCGGCGCTGGGCTTTGCAAGGTCAGCCACGGCGATCTAAAAACGCCCTGGATCAAGTACATGAACCCCAGCGCTGGGGAGGTCAGCGAAACGCGCATTCCGTCGATCGACGAGCAATGTCTGCTGATCAATTACGGCGGCGGCGACGGTAGCGCGCACTCGGTCGCGCTGTGCGGTTTGAACTCGGCCGCATTCCCGGCTGTATCGGCCGTGCCCGAATTGCACCGCCGCACGTACCCGGACGGCACGCAAAGCAGTTACGACCACGCTAGCCACACACTGAGCTGGCAAAACGGCGAAACGTCTGTAACAGCCTCACAGGCGCTTATAGAGCTGGCGATCAAGACTGCAAAGCTCGCGATGACGGAAACGTCGGCGCTCCTGCAGATCGGCCCGGTCAAGCTCTCAATGACCAACGAAACAGCCCTGCTGACGATCGGCGCGAGTAGCGTCCTGGTCGACGCGGCGGGTATTCACCTCGCCGGCCCTGCTGTAGATCACCAGGGGCGCGTTATCAGCACCGCCTAAAGGCCCCCAAATGATCGGCATCGATAGAGACACCGGGGCCACGGTCGACGACTGGCCTCAGTTTGTGCAGCGCGCGACGCGTGCGCTGACAACCCCGCTCGGAACCCGCCAGAAACGCCCCCTGTACGGCAGCAAATTGCACCTGGTGCAGAGCCGCAACATGGGGGATCAGCAGCTGATTCTGGCGCAGAGCTACGCAGTCGAGGCCTTTTACAACGAGGCGAACGGAATCGACGACTTCAAGCCAGACGCTGTCGTGGCCACGCGCGGCGAATCAGGTATTCGCTTGCGCCTGGCTGGCACCTGGCATAACCGCAAAATGTCCTTTGAGGTGGCCACTTGAGCATGCTCATTCCCGGTCAAAATCAGCTAGCAGAACCTGCGATCGTCAAGGTCGAGGAATTCGAGCCGCTGCTCGCTGAATTCAAAGCGTTTGTAGTCGAGTTCGTGGCGGCCCGATCGCCTGAAAACGCGGCAAAGCTTGAGGTCAGTCTGCAGAACGAAAGCGAGCTTCTGACCCTCGCGCTCGAGGCCTTTGCGGTCCGCCTGCAAACGCAGGAACGCAAATACAACGCCCGTATCAAGCAGATGCTTGCGTGGTGGGCTGAGGGCTCGAACCTCGACGCCAGGCTCGCCGACATGGGCCTCGAGCGGCAAACAATCGCACCAGGTGACACGTCGGCATATCCCCCGGTTTTGCCGGTGATGGAGTCCGACGACGACGCCAGGCTGCGCTATTACCTGGCGCCGCACGCACCAGCCGCGGGCTCGCGCATGCAATACCGCCGCGAGGTGCTGACGCTGGGCGAACGCCCGAGGGTTTCGGTCGATCCGATCGCGGCCGGCGTGGTGAATGTGACGTACACATTCGACCCTGACGGCTTCGCGGCTCAGGTCAAGGACGGCAACGGGCGCCGCACAGCGCCCGGCCAGGTCACAGTGACGGTGCTGTCTCGGCAGGGAAACGGCACGCCGTCGGAGAGTTTGCTCGGCGCCGTGCGCACGCACTTTGCCAGGCCGGACGTAAAGCCTGAAACCGACCAGGTGATCGTCCAGGGCGCGCAGATAATCAACTACAAGATCCGCGCGATCGCTTACATCAACTCAGGGCCAGACGCGGCGCTGACAGAGTCGACGGCTGAGACGCAGCTGCAGAAATACGCGGACGCATGCCATCGGCTCGAGGGTCGCGTCGATCTGACCTGGATCGACTACACCCTGCACGGTGCAGGGGCTATTCAGCTGCAGATCCTCGAGCCGCTCGCGCCGATCACCACGACGGCTTCGCAAGCCCCGTATTGCACGGCTGTAGAGGTTGAGGTCCGCACGTTATGAGTGATGATCTGGAACCGGTGCGGCATACGTTGCTGCCCGCTAACCGCTCGCCGCTCGAGACGGCGCTCGATCTCGGTTTCGCCAAGCTCCTGGAGCGAATCGATCCGCCATTTCCCGAGCTGATGGACCCCCAGCGGACGCCGGTCGAGTTTCTGCCGTACCTGGCTGCCGATCGCGGCGTCAGCGAATGGAGCCCGACGGCGCCCGAGGCTGAAAAGCGGCTGACGGTTGCGCTGGCCTGGCCAACCAAACGCCAGGCCGGCACGCGCAAGGCGCTGGAAAACGCGGTTAAGGGCTTGCAGCTGACGCCGGAGGTTAAGGCTTGGTTCGAGCAGATGCCGCCAGGCCCGCCGTACAGCTTCACCGTCCGCGCGTTCTCTCAGCTGCCGTACAGCGAGGAAATCGACGCTCGTCTCGATCGCCGCATCGCGGATGCGAGAAGCGAGCGCGACACCCTGTCGGTTTCCGTGGGGTTGAGCGCGTTCGGAACCCACTACATAGGCGCGGCGACCGTCTGCGGCGAGCTGACCACAATCTATCCGCTTGTTCTCGAGGGGCTCGAGGAGTCCGGTCGGTCCTTTATGGCCGCTGGATTCTACGCCGTCGAGACGACCACTATTTATCCTCAGGGGTCCTAAATGGCCGACTATTACACCCTGCTTACGAATGCGGGGCTCGCATACGAAACGGCCTGTAAGGCTGCGGGCGTGCCGATTAAGTTGTCGAAAATGTCTGTCGGCGATGGCAATGGCGCAGTTTATAACCCTGATGCGACGGCGACTGCGCTCAGGCGAGAAGTTTGGCGGGGTGACTTGAACGCCCTGTTTCAGGATGCGAGCAATTCGAACTGGTTGCTTGCCGAGGTGACTATCCCGCCAGAAGTTGGCGGTTGGTATGTGCGCGAGGCTGCAATCTGGACCGACACGGGAATTTTGTACGCGGTCGTCAAATACCCTGAGTCGTACAAGCCGGTACTTGCGACGTCGGGGTCGGGAAAAGAGTTTTACATCCGGTCTATTTTCGAGACGAGCAACGCCGCAATAGTCACGCTGTTGATCGACGATACGGTCGTCAAGGCTACGCGGGCCTGGGTGACGAGCTATCTCGCTGCAGAGTTGGCAAAGCTCGACAACAAGCAGTCTGTGCGGGTTGCGACAACGGCCAATATTGTTCTGAGTGGTGCTCAAGTAATTGACGCCGTTGCAGTAGTTGCGGGCGATCGGGTGCTGGTTAAGGACCAGGTGGTCGCAAAGGACAACGGCATTTATATCGTCGCCAACGGCGCATGGTCGCGGGCTCTTGATGCAGACGCCAGTATTGAAGTAACGCCGGGGCTATTTGTTCCGGTTGAGCTGGGTGGTGTAAACGCTGGCAGCATGTGGCAGTTAGTGTCTCCGGGGCCAATTGTTCTAGGAACTACTGCGCTGTTGTTCGAAATGAGCAGCGGTCGCTCGGTTGTCGCTGCAGGCACTTACAAATCGGTTACTGTGGATAAGCGGGGCGTTGTAATCGGTGGCACTAATCCGACCACTCTTGCTGGATTTGGTATTACTGATGCGTCGACCCCGCTCCTTGCTACGGTCAATCTAGTTGTAATGAATACACCAGCGTCGCCGACGACTAAGGTTGATATTACGGCTGATGAGGTGATTCTAAAAAATGCTGCTGGAGAGCCCAAGACAATTAAGGGCGTCGTCGTGCAGGCTGACATTAACGCCTCTGGTGTTGGTGGCCTGGATACTGGCGCGAAGGCTGCGACGACGTGGTATGCAATCTGGCTAATTAGCAACGCCGCGGGCGCGGTCTATGCGTTGTTATCAACGAGTTTTACCGCGCCAGTCTTGCCAGCGGGCTACACGCATAAGTTACTTGTGAGCGCTGTTCGTCTAGGCACTGGCTCGACAATGGTCAAGTTTTGGCAGTATCAAAATAAGGTATCTACACAAGTACAAAACATACTCAATAACGCGGCCTCGCCGTCGGCTGGAGTTTTTGTAGCTTTAGCGGTTTCCCCGATTATTCCGCCAAATGCCAGAAAGGTGACGGGGTTGTTTGGAAGTTGCCTAACTAATGCGGGTAGCGGTTGGGTTAGTGTTGCCGCCGATCAATCGGGGTTGGGTCAGCAAACATTTAACGGGATGCAGCACACTATAGCGGCATTTGGTTATAGCGCCGTTGGTGGGTTTGAGGTTGGTATCTCTACCCCTCAAACACTTTATTGGACGCAAGGGGTTAATTCCTCTCCCACTGCGCGAATTGATATTACTGGTTATGAGTTCTAAAGGGGGTGATGTTTGAAAATCGCTTATTTGGTAACGCCGTCAGGCCCGGTCAACATTCGTTTTGTTCTGGATGCTTACAAGGTTGCGGCCGGCGAGGTGCTGCTGCCTGAGGCCGATCGCTTGCCAACGGTTGAGGAGCTTTTGAACGCTGACCAAGCTGCGGTGCTAGCTGGTGCCGCCGAGCGTGTTTGGCGGGACGGGAAAATCAACGAGGTGTTGTGGCTTCGTGAGCGCCATCGCGACGAGCAGGAGCTCGGCGAGCCCTTGACTTTGAGCGACCTGCAATTCTCTGAGTTGCTGACGTACATTCAGGACCTGCGCCGCTGGCCTGAGTCCTCGAGCTTTCCGTCTTCTGCCGGCCGCCCAACTCCCCCGACTTGGGTCGCTGACCAGGTCCATTAACGCCCTGCACTGACGGGGCGTTTTCTTTTCCGCTTAAACCCCATTCCTGACAACCCTCAGAAGGCCGCGCTGCGGCCTTTTTTGTGCCTGGAGATTGACCGATGGCCAACCGCAAAAACTACACCGTCCTGGTCCCGTTCCCGACTGGCGGCGGCCATTGGGCCGTCAAGGGCTCGACCGTCGACCTGCTCGAGGTCCAGGCGCACGCCTTGGAAACGGCCGGCCGGATCAAAGAAACCGCCCTGATCGCCGCCGAGGCAGCCGCTGCTGCGGCCCCGGCGCCAGCGGCAAAGAAAACCACTGCGAAGGCTGAGTAAACATGGCTGAAGTAATCAACTTTGAACACAACGGCGTCTCGATCGAGTCGAACGAACCGCCCGAGTCCATGGGTGGGATTGGCGATAACGTAATCGGCATCGTCGGCACCGCGCCAAATCGTGCTTTGGGCGTCCCGCTCAACGCTCCTTTCCGCATCAACGGTCAGCTGACCGCCGACATGCTGGACCCAACCGGTGCCGAGGCCGGCACGCTGATTTTGACGGTCAAGCAGATCCTCAAGGTCGTCAAGGTGCCGATCTACGTCGTCGTTGTTGAGGCGGGGCTGACGCCGGCCGACACGATCAATAACGTCATTGGCGGTGTTGACTCGACCTCTGGCCAGCTCCTGGGCATGACTGCGCTGACGACCTGTCTGGAAGATCCGACCATCATCGGCGCGCCAGGCTTCTCGTCTGAGCAGTCGGTGCATAGCGAGCTGGCTTCGCTGGGCCAGCGCATGCGCGCCCGTGTGGTCCTGGACGGCAAAGACGTCACCGTCGCCGGCCAGGTGTTGAACAGCGAGTCGATCGGCGGCGCCGCGCTGGGTTACGACCGCTGTCTCGTTATTCACCAGATGCCCGCGGTTTACTCGAAAGCGGCCAAGGCTAACGTTTTCTTGCCGCCGTCGAGCCTGGCCATTGCGGCGCTGGCCGCCGTCAAGCAGTGGGAAAGCCCCGGCAACCAGGTCACGTACGCGGCCGACGTCTCGCGTACGGTCGAATACAACATCCTGGACAAGTCGACCGAGGGGGATCTGCTCAACCGCTACGGCGTCAGCTATTACGCGCGGACCATCCTCGGCGGCTTCTCGCTGATCGGAAACCGCTCGATCACCGGCAAATTCATCAGTTACGTCGGGCTCGAGGACGCGATCGCTCGCAAGCTGATCAAGGCCGCGCAAAAGGTCATGTCTATGAACCTGACCAAGCGCGCGATGGAGCAGGAAGTAACGCGGATCAACCTGTTTATGCAGGACCTGGTCGCCGACGAAACCATCCCCGGCGGCAAGGTCTACTTGCACCCGGAATTGAACAGCGTCGAGAAGTACAAAAACGGCACTTGGTATCTGTGCATTGACTACGGCCGCTACGCACCCAACGAGCACATGATCTACCAGCTCAACGCTAGCGACGCCATCATCGAAGAATTCCTGGAGGATGTTCTCTAATGTTCACTAACCGCGTAAGGCAGATTATGACGGCGACCCTGCAGGGTATGCCGTTGATGGCCACGATCGAAGATTTCGACCCGCCGCCGATCGAGTTCGACCAGGAGTCGATGCGCGGCGGCCGCTTCATTGAAGAAGAAATGGCCGTCGGCATGAAAGCGCTGTCGGCCAAGCTGACGCTGCAGGGCGTGGGCTTGCCGATTTTCCTCGCTATGGGCGTAGTCAGCGGCGGCGACATTCTGCTCAGCGTGCAGGAGGCCGGCGAGGATCAGGAGGGCAACGAGTGGTTCGCCTATCACATCTGCACCGGCAAGCTGAAAAAGCAGGAAGAAAAAACGATCAAGATGGGCGACAAGCCTGTTACGACTCTCGAGATCGCCCTGCGCAGCTATCAGCGCCTTGAAATGGGCGTGCCGGTTATCGATATCGACACTCGCACGCAGAAATGCGTGATCAACGGTATCGACTACCTGAAAGGCGCTCGGCGCCTGGCCTTGATGGTCTAACCCTCATCCATTCAACGAGCCGCCTACGGGCGGCTTTTTGCTGCTCGAAGGAAAGTAAAAATGCAAGAACAGCCAGAAAGCTGGGTAATGCCGGCGCATCCATTGCTTTACCCGATCGCCCTCGAGAACGGCGATACGCTGCACGAGATCCCGCTGCGCGCAATCGTTGTCTCTGAGCACCGCGCGGCCCTGGTCAAAGCGGGCAAGGACAACGACGACCAGTTCGAGCAGATCCTCCTCGTCGCCACTGGTTTGCCGGCTGCGGTGCTGGACGAGCTCAAGCAGCCAGATTATCTGGCGTTGGTCGACTTGATTCACGACTACATCAAGTTGCCCGGCACCTACTTCACCGGTCGCAAGCCTGAAAACCCCGACGAGTTTCCGTTACTCGTGCCGATCAAGGGCTTTGGCGGCCGGGTTATCGACAGCCTGCAGATCCAGGTGCCGGCGATGAAAGTTTCGAAGGCCATGCGCAAGCTGAAAACGCCGAACGAGCGCGCGGACTTTGTGAGCGCCCACTGCGTGGGTCTGTCGGTGCCCGAGGTGCAAAGCTTGAGCCTTCCCGATTGGACGCAGCTGCAGGAGCGTCTGAGCGATTTTTTGAACAAACCGGCTGCCTTCTTTCGGAGCGAGACGTCGACGTAATCCTCGACGTCGTACCCCTCGTTTACCACGTATCCGAGGCGGAAATTCTGGAATGGGACGCCGGCAAGGGCATGCGCCGCTACGAGTTAGCGATCGCACGCCTGGGCGCGAAAAAGGGGTAAAGCATGGCCGAGTCGAAATTTTCGCTGCGCCTTGCTGCGACCGATGCGTATTCGAGTCAGTTCGGCGACTTCAAGAAGAAGGCCAGCCAGCTCGAGCAGGGGATCAAGTCTCAGCGCGCAGAGCTCGACAAGCTCAACCGCACGGCTCGATCGGCGGACGGTTACGCGACGCTGACGGCCAAGGTCGAGAAGACGACGACGGCGCTGCAGGCGGCTCGAGTTGAGCAGACCAGGCTCGGGCGGGAGCACAAGACGGCGGCAGAGCGGGTCGAAAAGCTCAAGCAGGAGTATGACCAGGCAGCAGCTGCGCTCAAGACGCTAGAGTCGGCCACCGGCACCACGGCGGCGCAAATGCGTGCGGCCCGCGCCGAGACGACCAGGCTGCAGCGCGAGCTCAATAGCGCCAGCTCTGAGGTCCGCAAGCTCGACACGTCGCAGGACAAGGCGACCGCGAGTTTGCGCACGCTGACGGCAGCGCAGCGGGGCGAGCGGAACGAGTTAAAGCGTCTGCAGACGGAACTCACGGCGGCCGGCGTTGATACCGGCAAGCTGGCCAGCGAGCAGAAGCGCCTCGAGACGTCGACCAAGTCGGCCAACGCGGCACTGGCAGCCCAACGGGCTCGCCTGGAGGCGGTCAGCGGTGCGCAATCGCGCATGGATGACAACAAGGGCAAGCGAGCGGATCTGCGCGGGCAGATGGTCGAGACGGCTGCCATGGCCTACGTGGCCAGTCGGCCGATCAACCAGGCCATGGACATGGAAACGTCCATGGCTGACGTGGGCAAGGTGATTGATTTCGCACCTGGTCAGCGCGAGGCGATGGCGTCGGCAAACCTCAAGCTTGCGAGCGATCGCCTGATCGCCTCAAGCGGAATGACCGGCGTCGATCTTGCAAAAATTGAGTACGCGGCCGGCCAGTCGGGTATCGGTAACGACAAGAAAGACGCGTCCGGCAACGTCGACCAGGTCGCGAAGCAAAAAGCGATCATGGAATTTACCCGTGACGCGGCGATCATGGGCTCGGCGTTCGACGTCAGCGCGAAGGAATCGGGCGAAATCATGGCCGGCTGGCGTGCGTCGATGATGCTTACGCGCGACCAGACGCTCGATCTGGCGGACTCGACGAACTATCTCGGCAACAACTTCAACGCCTCCGCTGCAGACATTGCGTCGGTAGTGAAGCGTTACGGTGCGATCGGTTCGGCGTCGGGCTTGAAGCCTGAACAAACGGCCGCTCTGTCGGCCGCGCTGCTGAACCCTGGCACCGAGAAGGAAATCGCCGGTACCGGGTTTAAAAACTTCCTCAGCGCCATGACGAAAGGGGATGCGGCGACCAAGGGTCAGAGAGAAACGTGGCAGGAGCTCGGTTTCGATCCTGAGGATCTCGCGGCGCAGATGCAGCAGGACGCACCAAAAACGATTATGACCGTGCTCGAGGCGCTCAAGGCTCAGCCGCAAGAAAAGCAATCGGCTTTGGCCACGCAGCTTTTCGGCTCGGAGTCGATCGGCGCGATCCAGCCGCTGCTGCTGAACCTCGGCGAGGTGCAGCGGGCGTTTGACCTGGTAGGCGACAAATCGAAATATGCAACGTCGGCGATGGCAGACGGGAAAATGGGTTCGATGATGCAGGAGGCGGCAGGGGTGGCCAACACCTCGCGCACCGGCTGGAACTCGTTTACCGCGTCACTGACTCGTCTGTCGACCCTCATCGGCACGGCCATGCTGCCGGCGTTGAATTACGTCCTCGGCCCGCTGGGCTCGATGGTCAATTACCTGGGCGACGCTGCCGAGAAATTCCCGACCATCACGGCCGCGCTTGCTGTGGCTGCTGGTGGCATGACGCTGCTGAAAGGCGGCGCGCTGGCTCTGAAATATGTAGGCCTGATGCTGGGCCAGGGGGCGAACCGTGGCGCGCTCGCTCGCGCCAAGCTCGATGCCAGCACGGCCAGCACCGCAACGCAGGCTAATCTCGCGGTCGCGCGCTTAAACGCCACCATGGGGCGCTTGGGCGCTTCTGGCGGTGTGGGTGGCGGCGGTGGCGGCGGGAAAGGTGGAAAGGGCGGCAAGTTGTCGCGAGTTGGGCCGGGCGCTGCAGTCCCTCGGGCGCCGTTCATGGCGCCTAAGGGTGGCGGCACTATCGGCAAGCTCCTCAGCGAGGCGCCCGCATTGGCGGCCGTTGCGGCTGAGAGCGCGCCAAGTGCGCTTGGCAAGGTGGCGGCAATGGGCAGGAGCCTCGGCACCGGCGCCAAGGTCGCCAGCAAGGCGGCATTGCCGCTGATGTTGATCAGTGGCGGCCTGCAGGCTGCAGACGGTATTGCCAATGGCGATAGCGAGCAGGTCGGCGGCGCCGTCGGCGGGATGGCTGGCGGGATGGCGGGGGGCTGGGCCGGTGCTGCTACTGGCGCCGCGCTCGGCACGCTGATTTTTCCAGGCGTGGGGACTGCGATCGGCGGCGCAATTGGTGGCATTGGCGGGAGCCTTGCCGGCAGCGGTGCGGGCGAATGGCTGGGCGAGAAGTTGGGCGCCCTGGTCGACAAGTTGAGCGCCCCGGATGACGTCGCGAAAGACGTCGTCAAGGGTGCTGCAGCGGCGACGCCCATGGTCTTTTCGCCGTCTATCACGATGACGCCGACCGGCGACGCGGCGTATGACCAGCGCCTGACTGACCAGATCATGGCCAGGCTGAAAGGCGAAATGATGCCAATGATGATGGCCAACGATCCGTTGGCGCAGCGTCGTGGTGCGTCTCTGACTGATGGGAGTGAGTAACGATGGCGCAGCAAATGGCGCTCGGCGAGTTCGTTTTCGGGCTCTCGAGCGGCTTCCCTTACGAGTCGCTCGACCGTAAAACGTCGGGCGGGTGGGTCAGCCTGGACATAATCAGCAGTAAGCCACGGTCGCACCAGACCGGGCAGGGGCTCGAGGAGCTCAGGCTCAACGGTAAGGCGCAGTTTGCGGCCGGCATGGCCAAGCTCGACGAGCTGCGCGCCATGGCCGACGCTCGCGTGCCTTATGTCCTGGTCGACGGTGTCGGCCGGGTGTGGGGTCGTTGGCGAATCGACGGCGTAAACGAGGGGCAGAAACGCGTGCTCGATGACGGTACGACGACGCTCCTGGAGTGGTCGCTCGATCTTTCGGAGTTCTTCTAATGCGCAGAGTGCGAACGATCGCGGGCGACACGGCAAACCTGTTGCTTTATCGCGAGCTCGGCCGATCTGACGACGCGGCCGAGGAGGCGTTTTGGCTGGTCAATCCGGGCCTGGCTGAGTTTGGCCCGGCGTTACCTGGTGATATGTGGGTGATTTTGCCCGAGCTGGCCGCGAAAGCGGCTGCAGATAGGCCGATTTCGGCGTGGGACTAAAGGGGTAGGGTTATGGCGCTTGGATTTACGCCGGCAGTCGAGATAACGGGCGCGAATGCGGCGCTGATTAACGCTCGCCTGGTGGATTGGGAGCACGTCGACGCCTCGGGCGTGAAGTCGGACACGTTGAACCTGACGGTTCGAGTCGACGACCTGGAAGGCTTGCCCAGCTTCGACGGGGTGATCGGGTTAAAGGTCGGCTACCTCGAGTCGGGGCTCGTCGATAAAGGCGAGTTCAATATCACCAGGTGCCGGCCTCAGTTGTTCCCGCCGCTGCTGAAAATCGTCGCCACTGCAGTTCCTTTCAAGGTGGCTGACGAGACGGCATTCAAAGAGCGAAAGTCGGCCAGCTACGGGCCGACCACACTTGGCGCGATCTTTCGGGAGCTGACCGCGCGCCACGGGTTTTCCCCTCGGATCTCGGCCGAGCTTGATGCAAAGGTGATCGACCATATCGACCAGTCGAATGAAACCGACATGGGGTTTTTGACGCGGATCTCGCGCAAGTACGACGCCGTCACGAAGCCGGTTAACGAGCTCTACGTCATGGCTCTGAAAGGTCAGGTCAAATCGCTGTCGGGTAAGACGTTGCCGGTCGTGCCCTTGTCGGTAACGAAAGGGAATTCGCCGAACGACCGATCGTTTATCAATGCCACGCTCGACGAAGAAAGCCGCGTCAAGTTCAAGGGCTGCAAAACGGTCTGGTGGGACGGCTCGACGGGCAAAGAGTGCGTGGTCGAGACGGGGGAAAAGCCGTTCAAGAAGGTGACGCAGCGTTACCAGAATGAGGCTGACGCGAAGGCTGCAGGCGAGGGATCGCTGCGCAAGCTCAAGCGCGAGGAAATGAAACTGCAGATCGATTGCCCCGGTAATCCTGATCTTGCGGCCGAGGGCCTGATCGAGCTCGACGACACCTGGCCGTCATTCATGCGCGGTCAGTGGTCAATTGACCAGGTGACGGCAAACGGCAGCCGGCAGCAGAGTTACCGCTGCTCGCTGACTGCGACAATCCCTGCGGAATAAAAAAGCCCCCACTGCCTAACGGCGGTGGGGGCTTTTCTCGTTTCTGGCGTTACTGCTCGAGCAGGGCGCCGGGCATGGTTGGCGGCGACTGGTAGTCGACCATCACGGCCGGCAGGTTCTGCAGGTCCTGGACGTTGGCCAGCTTGCCGACGACCTCGATCGCGTTACCGTTGGCGGCGATCCATGTCGCGTCTCGGTCGAGCCAGACGCTGGCCGGCGCGCCGTTTTTGTACCGGCAGACGCCCCAGCTTTTGCCGTCCTGCTTGAGGATCTTGCAATTAACCGCCAGCCCAACCCGCTCGCTGACGCGCTCGAGCGCGTGGTCGTCCTTTTTGACCAGGTCGTAAGCCAGGATCGCTACCAGGGCGACGACGACGGCGCCAATGATGATGGGCTTTGCTTTCATGCTGCGCGCTTCTCCGTTCGGTTGAGGCGCGCAGGGTAACAAAAAGCCCGCCGAGTGGGCGGGCTTGTGGGGTGGGTTACATGGGGCTACCCGTAAACGACATCGGGGCGGGCGGCGTATTCGCTGAGCGACCACTCGGCCGGGGTTATCTTGATCCAGATTTCGCGCTGAGAGGCGCTGAAATCATGCTCGCTGAGCTCGGAAATCTCCTCGAGTAGCAGTTTGCGAACGCCGTCAAAGTGTTTATGCGTCTCGCGGCCGTATACCCCTTTTACCTCGTAAACTGTGCGCGTTTCCTCTTTGTTGCGGCGCTCGATCTCGGCGTCGATGCGTGCTCGTTGCCGCTTGAGATCGTCGATTGTTTCGGTGGCGAGGTCTGTCATTGGTGGTTGTCCTTGCTGGTGTATTGGTGGCGCAATGTCCAGGCGGTGTACAGGATCGCAAGCCACGGCAGCGCGCTAAAGGCTGGCCACGCGGCAAGCCAGAAGATCAGCGGCGGCGGGCCGTCGTGGCGCATGAGCATTGCGGCAGCGAGCAGGAGCGGCCAGACGTAGCCGAGCGTTAGGCCGGGATGGCTGGCCAGTGAGCGGCGGAAAAGCTGCCAGTTGTTCATTGTTACCACCTCTTTTTGACGTCGCGATCGGGGCCGCCGAACTCTGCGTCGGTGCGGCCGTCGTTGTCGAGATCCCGATCGGGGCCGCCGAATGTTGCGTCGGTGCGGCCGTCGCCGTCGAGATCCCGATCGCCGCCTCGGAATTGCCCGTCGGTGCGCCCGTCGTTGTCGAGATCGCGGTCAGGGCCGCCGAACTTCGCGTCGGTGCGGCCGTCGTTGTCGAGATCCCGATCGGGGCCGCCGCATGTCGCGTCAGTTCGCCCGTCGTCGTCGACGTCGCAGTTTCGGGCGGCTGCAGGCTGGAAAGAGCCAGCGATCGCTAGAGCGAGCAGGAGCCCGCCGATTTTGAGGGTGGTCATACTTGCTTGTCCTGGTTGGTGGCCTTGTCGTCCGCGCGCTGGGTGTAAATGCGGTAGATGAACACGCCTACGACGTGCAGCGCGATGGCGATGGCCACGACGCCGTTAAAGAGAATTTGAAGCCCGGTAGGGTCGTCGCTGCGCTTCATTAGGCGGCCTCCCCGATCAGTTTCAGGACGGCGTGCCATGCAATCAGGCAGCATTCTTGCTCGAGGTAGGCGCGCACTTTGGCGCGGTTGGCTGGATCTGCAGCGTCGCGCAGTGAAAGGCTGCGGACCGTGTTATATTCGCGTCTAGACATGGTTTACCCCTCAGGTTTATCTGTCTCGCCTGGTGGCGGGTGCAACCGCTACCAGGCTTCTTTTCACTTCAATGATTCCAGGCGCCGTTTCAGCTCGGCCTGATCTTCGACGTTGTAATGCCCCTTCCCTTGCTCGTACTTTTTGAACAGATCGTCGAGCGCTTCAATGATCAGATATTTAACCGGGACGTTGTCGGCCGACATGCTTTTAATGTCGTTGGTGCCTCTGTGGTACTTGACCGGCACGATCGCCTTGAGCTGTTTCTCTTCGGTCGAATCGCTTACTACTGCTCGGCGCGCTTTCTCGACGTGTGGCTCGATTTGGGCGGCGGCGGCGCGGCTAGGGCGCTCGGTGCTGAGTTTTGTACCGGTCATTTATCAAACTCCAGGAGCTCGGCCGTCAGGGCCTCGATCTCGAGACGTGCATCGTCGCCAGGCGCCAGGTCCATTACGCTGTTCCCTTGTGCAATGCCTTTCCCGTAGGCGACGCGCTGGTGCGTTTGAGTTTCGGTTAGCGGCAGCTCGTAGTTGAGCAGCGCCTGCTGTGCGTCGCGCTCGAGAATGGTCCCGGCGATGGCTCGAGCGATCATCAGTACGGCCTTCGGTGAGCCGCCTGTGACCTCCTGGCGGTCCTTCACTAGCGTGACCATGTCGGCGGTCGCCCATATGTCGTATTGGCTCGGCTGCACAGGAATGATGACCAGGTGCGAAGCCTTGACCGCGTCCGACGTCAGGGTGCTGATCTGCGGTATCCCGTCAATGATCACGTAGTCGTAACCGCTCGAGATTCGCGGCAGGTCGCGCTTTAGCGTTTCCCGCATGATCACGCAGGGGATCAGTGTCGCGTCGTCAGCACGGGACGTTGCCCAGTCAGTCGCCGAGCCTTGGCGGCCGTCGAGGTCGACCAGGAGCACGCTTTTGCCGTGCTTATCGGCCAGGCAGCAGGCGACGTTCGTCGCGGTCGTCGTCTTTGTTGTGCCGCCCTTTTGGTTCTGTATGGTCCAGATTCTTGCAGCCATTTTGAAGGCCTCGCGGTTAGGTGAGGTCTCAATATACGTACAAATGTACCTTTGTACAATAGGCCATAAGGGCAAAGGTACAAAACAAACAGGTGCGTAGCGCCATCCTTTACAGAGACTCTGTCTCTGCGCTTTTGCCCGTCCTTTCTCCCTGTGCCTGCAGACCTT